ATGCGCGGTCCTGTATACTATTACGGTATGCAGATACTACATGATGATTTTTTAATAAGCACATTTATCCAAGAAGCATTTTTAAAAGCATGGTATTTACGCGAAAGGCTTTCGGATACTTTGCATCTATTCCGTTTTGTGCGTCTCTGTATCCGTTGGAGTTGCTCTGCACATTTTGCGTCTAAATCCAGCAGATTCACTAGCAGATTGATATATCTGGACTATGCAGAGAATACAATTAGGTATAGTTCAGATATTGAGACGGAAAACGATCATATGAATGAAATAAGAAAACAATCAGAGCACGTAAGGCTAATAATAAATGCAATAAAATATCTCCCGCCCGACAAACAAACAATTATGCGTTTATATTTTGATTACGGATTATCAGAAAAACAGATTGCTCAAAAATTCAATGCTCCTCATCAAACCATATATAATGCAATACAAAAAAGTACGGATACCCTAAAACAGTTTTTAACAAAAACGCAGAAAAAAGCCGCATTAAGAGCAGATACCCCCACTGAAAGCCATGAAAAATATTTATCAGGACCACAAGCCGAGGTATATAGGATGCGAGTCTATTTGAAATATAGCTTTGAAAAAATAGCAATGGAATTAAATACAACGTTAGAAAAGATAATCAATACATACATCGATGCCTCAGAAACTTTAAAACAAAGAAAACCCAATGCCAACAAAAGAGGTAATAGTTACGCGAAAAATCCAATTGCTTATAAATAGCGATGATGCCGAGATACGATCGGAAACATGGAAAACATTAAGATCATGGAGATTTATATGTTTCAAAGCAGCAAACTTTATATTCTCCCATCATTTTTTACAGGAACAATTAAAGGAACTGATATACTTAACAGATGATGTAAAAATTAAACTAACGGATATAAAAAAAGACAGTGACGGTATTCTCACAACATCAAAAATGAATACAACATACCAGATTTTGAGTAACAAATTCAAAGGTGAGTTACCCATGAACATATTAGGTGCTTTAAATAACATATTAGTCACTCAGTATAACTCTGAGCGACAGGCATATCAGAATGGCGATAGATCGGTAAGGAATTACAAACGTACTATTCCAATACCAATACCGGCGCGAAATATAACACGTATTAAACTACATGAAAGCGGTAAGTATTACTCTTTCAACTTGTTTGGACTATCTTTTAATACTTACTTTGGCAAAGATTACGATGATAAGCGAGTCATGTGGGAAAGATGGTTATCCGGTGAATATCAACTATGCACAAGCTCATTAAAGTTTGACCAGGGAAAAATATTTCTACTCGCGGTTTTCAAATTCGATAAGTTTTACAACTTACTAAATAGCGGGACAGTGGCAGAAGCATCACTCAGTATTGAAATTCCTATAGTGGTAAAAATTAACGGTCATCGATATGAAATAGGCACTAAAGAGGATTATTTGCACCGTCGCATAGCAATACAGCAATCACGTATTCGAGCGCAGAAATCCATAAAATATAATAGATCAAAAAACGGATTAAAACGGCAAAAACAAAACCTACTGTCATATGCAAAAAAAGAAGTCAACTATGTAGAAACAAAATTGCATTTGTACAGCAAAATGTTAATTGATCTTTGCGTAAAAAATGGAGCAGGCACACTCATACTTATTGAACAGAAAGAAAAAGAAGAAGAAGCAAAACAGGACACGTTTTTGTTGAGAAACTGGAGCTACTTCAAATTAAAAGATAAAATACAATACAAATCAGACCGAGTAGGGATAAAGATAATTTGTGAGTAATGACTAATGAAAACTTTGTTTGGTTTGGGGCGGGATACTTGTCTATCCTCAGAGTGAGGCATGAAGCTCTCACTAATATGACAATATCATATATAAATCGCGGGAAGCAGTAAATAAGTTAAAGCAGAAAAGTTCTTAATAATATTGGAGGATGCTTGTACATCCGCAGAGTGAGGCATGAAGCACTCACTAACTATTTTTATAAATAAAATAGCATACGGTTTTGTATGCTGTTATAAATGCAGTATTAAGAGTCAGAGCAATGCTGCTACTATCATAGCTATGCGCATCATTGTTTATAACATACTATATAATTGCTATCAGGTTAAAACTCAGACAACCATATCATCCGGAATAAATATCATTTACTTGCATTTAGTGATAATACACAATACAAGTAACCAGTTAAATCTGTACAGCATGGGCGATCTGATTGGAAATAATAACAGCGTGGGCGATCTGGTTGGAAGTAATTACAGTATGTGCGATTTGGTTTTGTATTGCAATGTGTGCGGTCTGATTCTATGGATACAATAGGACTATTCGTTATTAACTATTTCACATATGTTGAGTGATACATAATTGACAATATGAATTATTTAGGATCAACAACCTATATAGTATTGCGCCTATTAACCGAATGCAAACGTATCACACGTACCAAACATTTGATAGAGAATAAAGAGGAGATGTTTCTACATTGCCTCAAATAAAATATTAATTATCATAAATATTTGCGCTTAAAAGTACACACATATCTGAACACCAGGGCGGTGTTTCTACACCGCCTCATACTTTAATAGTAGCTTATTATAAGTCTTTGCCTCTATATAAAAGCATATCTGAAGAACCGGAGGCGGTGTATTTACACCGCCTTTTTGCTTTAGTTATAGCAATCTTATATGAATAAAATAATTGGATTACAATTTATGATTTTAGGATACTTTATAATTACCATAATGAATATTTTGGGGCGATGTTTCTACATTGCCCGCATTTTACTCTGGCAAACTTTGCTCGTTGTTACCCGATGGATATGGTATATCTAACCAGGCTATATCTGCATAGGCTTTGAGCTCTCCCCCTTCCTGTTCTACAAAAATGCGATCAACCAAAGATGAGGGGATTAGCGCTCGCCTGGATGGGAATCCATACCCGACAAGTTCTCCGGATTCATTGTAAAATTTCTCCTCCCATTTTGCATAAATGGTTTTGTCTCCTAATATTTCAATACTTAAATTTCTCATTATCTCCGTTTAATAATATTCGTTACCTATAACAGTGGCGGTTGCCCTTAACCAAACAATTGTACCAATCGGCTTTTTATTATAATTGAGGTCCGGGTCCCAAAACCTAAAATATAAATCATAAACATCCATCCAACGGACTGTTTCATAATCTCCACCTCCGCCATTCATTGAAATAAACCCTCCCATCCCGTAATACCTATACGGTAACCCTGTCAAATAAATTAAATGTGGAGTGCTGTTTGTATTGGAAATTTTCTCTACCAAAACCTCTAAAGAAATGGTTACTATATTCCCTACTCTCGCATATCTGGCCGTATCAATTCTATAGATTTTCCAATCTACAGATGAGTACTGATGCAGAACAGGAGTAAACGTCCCAAACTCATTTCTCGGTATATCTGTTGTTAGTGCAAGTGTACCGTGTTTGTCTTGAAAGTTAAAAGAACGGGATTCAGTTAAGCCCTTAAATCCGAGTGTAACCGTTTTCCCCGTATCACCGTTTTGTATTGCAAGCCCTGGACCGTTTTGTAATGGCAGGGGGTCCAAACCGTAAATAGAAAGATGCCCAGGAACAGGCGTTATATAGTCGGTGTAACTTTTAATAGGGGTTGTTATTCCCTTACCTAAAACTAACGGAGAGGTAAATGTTTTTTTACCCTCAATAGTCTCATCCCAAAATTTATGAACAACCTCATTCTCATTTGCTTTTGCGTTGAGTGCTGCCCCCTGTGCTGTACTAATGGGTTTATTTAGATCGGTCGTATTATCTACCGAGCTCAAACCAACATCCGATTTTGATAATACAACGGAGCCTGATCTACCGTTAACAGTGGTAACAATAGTGGGGGGGAGCTGTGAAGCTGGAATTTTGCCGGTTAGGTCTAATGATGCAACTCCATTGGCCGCGCCTTTTGAAGCTGAAAGTATAAATTTACCGCTGGAGAGGTCTGTTTCGATGTTATCTACCCTGGTTTTAACCTGATCGAAAAGTAAAGGCATTTGAGGGACAGGGAGGCGATTATTTTCATCCAGCACGGCAACACCACCCGGAGCCCCTTTTTCGGTTGACTCAATAAAGCGCCCCCCGTTTAAATCTTCGGAGATACCATTAAGCCGGGTTAATATATCGTTCAATAAAAGAGTGAGCCCCTCATCATGAGAAACAAGCTCATTAAGCGCGGCAACTAAATTTGCCTTTGTATTGGTTTGCAGGTCCCCGATGTTACCAATTGCGGAACGTATTAAATTTAGATCAGCGTTACTCACTTTATCAGCAAGAACCTGAGATAAATTTTGCACCATTGCAATTGTAACAGTATCCTCCGCTTTATGAAAGAAACTCTCAATAAGCTCCGCAAATTGCCCTTGTGTTGGTTTTTTTCCAGTGCTAAACCACTGCTTTAAAGTATTCTTACTTGCCATTTAAACGGAAATTAAACTCCTATGTATTCGATGAATAATACAACCCTATACGGGTTGAGGTGGTTAACAGGATCAGGGTTACTCCTCCCCGCAATACTTGTGGGGCTTATGTTTGGCTGAACGGAAGGAAATGTATTACTAGCACCGTATAAAACATAACTCTCTTTACCACTTCCATTCCCCTTGCTCCATTGGGTAATCATGGAGCGCACGTTTGTTAAATACCGTCCGGAATCCCAGGGGAACCAGGTAGTATCTATAGAATCATTGACAACGGTAAAATGATAATGTTCCGCAATGTTTGCCTCACTCAGTTTATGGGTTTTCGATCCTCCAGTTTTACCCGGCTCGTTGTAGTCCTGATCTGCCGGATTATATCCAACCGGTAGCCTCCCGCGAAAATCAGCTACCTCACGCCATCCGGACGGGATAAGATTAGCGGGTTTATTCCATAACATAATTGCGCCTTTCTGGAAGAAAGGAGCAGCAACGCGCTCCAGGGCATCCAGTCGCTCATTTAAAGCCTCCAGACTCTCCAGGCGAGATAATACTCCACCGTCTTTATTACGCTTAAAGTACGGCCATATATGGGCGGTTACGCCATCATCACCAAAGCAGGCGTAACGTGTATATTGAACCTGTTTTGTAATACCGTCCTCAAAAGTTAAGCCCTGGGCATTTTCAACAATTATAACCTTTGCTTGTTTTGCTCCGCCAACGAACGGAAGCACTTCTCCCATAATAGCAACAACCCCGTTTGCCACGGAGGAGCCATCATCTGCACAACCGGACAGGATACAATAATCACCGCCTAAAGTAGCAGGTGCAGAGGCAAGAGTTATATTATTTTGAAGGAATGCCAAAACATCCTGGTCCAGTGGAAAACCTCCAGGCTGTGTAAAATCCATCTTATTCATGATCTGTATATCTTGTAACGCTTACCAGCGAGTTTATAATAATTCAACAGCGCTCTAACCTCATACATATCCTCCTCAGAGATATAAACAGCGTCGGGAATCCACACAATAAAATCAACGCCAGTATCAGCATAATCAGCACGGTTATGTAAGTAAATGAAGCCGAGAAATTTTGGTTTCACCTCCACCCGTGCATAAATATATTTCCGTTGTTTGGTATAGGCATCAGTAATAAATATCCTCCTGGAGATCGTATCAAACCGATCATTGAGCACATTCTCCAGGGAAAACACCTGCCCCGTGTGATCGAGTTTATAAATTGTTTCAAAACGGAATAATATAAACTCATCAAACAGTTTTGCGACAGGAAAACAAAGAGCACTGATAAAGGAAAACAATCTACGCCTCCGGAGAAAATGCGGAAGTAACCAAAGTATCAGTTTAGAGAAATCAATATCAAACATACTCACGGTAGGCAATTTGTAAATTTGAGTCCGTCAATTCTAAATATCCGGCGTCAGGTATATATTTCTCATCAATGGATACAAATGGCAATAGGCCATATCTAGCACTTGCATTTTTGATAACAGGAAAAACAACTCCCTCAACTTGCTGCAATGAATCGGTCAATTTTGAATTACTATATTCACCATTGAAAGGGAGGGAGCGGAGATAAGCAACAATTGCATCTTTTATTGGCGTAGCACTATTTCCGTCTATACGCTTTCCATCAGAGCGAAGGACTAAAGGATTGTACCATATATCCAGCTCCAGCCTCAAAGGATCAGGCGGCAGGCTTTCTCCTGCAACAACTACCCCGGCATCTTTCAGCCTGGAGATATATCCAAAATTGAAACTATTTAATTGCTCCTGCGATAATGGACCGAGTGCGTTTCCTATACGTGTTGCGAGCTTTATTCTGAGCATTCCAGAAATCTCTGTTACTGCGGCCTGATGTACGATTTTGCGGGCTGCAACCTGCTCTACTGTTAAATTGGAATTATCATATTTGCCGGTGCGCTGGTCCAAATCCTGCCCGTACTGAAAGTTGAGAGCTAAATCCTGATACCATTGTAACCTGCTAGGTTTTTTCGTTTCAATAATGCTGTTAATCTCTTTCCTGTGTAAATCGTGTAACTGATCGAGGCTCCAAATAACAACAGCAATGACCTCCGCAATTAAACGGAATATTGATACCTTACTTGTACTATCTAGTCCGCTCAGTGCCGGTTGTCGTTCTTTTGCCGAAATAATCTCATTGTACCAAAAATCAATGGTCCGCGCCATAATACTATGCTATTGTACTTTAAAATCTACCTCCACGGCCCAATAATCAATACCCTCCAGCGGGCGAAGATCAACGGGCAAATCAACTGCGTTTCCAGTAGCAGGGAATAAGTTATTTTCTTTGTAATACCGGAGTATCTCTTTTGCTCCGGAAAGATTATTGCAAAGGAGCGATATACCTGGAGTAACCGTAGCCGTTATTGAGATATTATTTTGTATCGCAAGCTCAAAAACTGACAGTATACTTCCGGACTCCTGGAGAGCAATATCCAGGAGGTTTTGCTCATTCCTTACCGTTGTCTTTTGTTCCATCAAACTCAAAATGCCTGTTAAACTTCCTCAATATAAAACCCGCTATAGTCCTGGTTTCCTTGTATCCGAGTGAGCCCAGGTTTTCCAGCCATGATATAACTAACTGAAAGATTATAGCAATTAAAACCGTATAGTATAACCAGCGGAAAGGATTGAGAGGAAGGCCGAGTATATCGGGAATTTGTATTTTGAGAGAGAAAACATTAAGCAATGAAAGGATCAACATGTATACACCTATTTTGAGAATCATTCGCCCAAATTTCCTGCTCTTAAATCTTTCTCCTTTGCGAAGGATGGCAACCTTTACCCCGGTGTAAAATTCTGCAATCAACAAGATCACAAAGGAAAATAATACAGGTGCATCCAAACCGGTTGCATCCAGGATAAACCCTCCAATTGAACAGAGCAAAGCCCAAAAACCGAGACGTGGCAAACATAACAACTTAAAAACCGTTGAGTAAAAGTCCGGCGCGTCTGCATAACCAAACCCATTGAGTATATATTTTATCTTATCCATTGTTGCTCCTCCTTAACGTTACCAACTGTTTTATTTCATCAAAATTTTTGTTGTCCCGTGCCAAATGTAGTTTTACACGTGTTTCAATTTCTTGTGCATTTGCATTACTATTAATAAGGCTAACCATATTCGGACCGAGCAACGGATCAAACTTTAACTCTCCCTGATTGAGCCGGAGTATGTTTGCAACCTCCTGGGTTAAACTTTCCCCTATAACAAAATCTCCGTTTATAATTTGGAGATCATCCTCCGAATCAAGTAATAAATCAAATTGTTGTCTCATATCAATTTACCTGTTACAGTTTTTCCGTCAGCCGTGAGGCCCTGGACCTCCCCCGCACGAACATACGCGGAAATAGCAATTACCATTTTCTTAATAGCTTCATCCGCGTTGCTTTTTCCGTTGCTGTCAAGTTGGAGTATAACTCTTAAATCAACCTCAAGTTTTGCATCATTTAGCGGCATAACTACTCAATTAAAATTTTATTTAAACGGCCTTTAATGGTATTAGTAATTTCGTTTTTTACCATTGTGATCTGCGGAACGTTAGGCCCTGTACCGATTGATACAACAATCTTACTAACCTCATCCGCTAATTTTCCAATTTGCTCGTGCAGGTCATTGAGTACCGCTTTGAAACTTTCGCCGCCTGATTTGATAACAAAACCGTCTTTCCGGAAAATGAGTGAGGTATCATCAGATAGAAAAACACCCTCCTCAATTTGTTCCGCGTCTATTAGGAAACTCGCTGCATCCTGGTTGTTGATTAAACCGATAAGACAAAGAGAGCCAACAACCGGTTTTCTGTAATAACTCCCCAAACCGAGTGAAGTATCATAATACTCCAAATCATCCGTTACGCCTGTTACTACCATTGTCCTTTTATCCCAATCAATGCTTTTAACTTTTGCCCAACAGGTTTGCACTTTAACATGCCCTTTTGAAAGATTGTTAAGAAGATCACCAAATTGCCGGATGTTAGAGCCTTTGTTCATGTTACTTTCCCTCCGAGTGTTATTTGCTGCCGGTAGCCTTGTTCGTCAAAATGTTTTTCTACTGCATCAATGTAATAGGTCCCATTTCTATCAGGATATATAAAGCTCTGTAAATTGGCTTTCATACCATGCTGAACACGGGGAACACCGAAAGCGGTAATTGTTCCATCAAAGCCATCACGTTTACGCTTTTCGTAATCATCCCTTACAAGCCTCTCCAGTTCTGCTCTGATTGTGATATTATAGTACGATAGGTTTAAATTATCTCCGCCATCATCACCGAGCTCAAACTCAATTTTACCTCCGTTGCTTAACATGCTTGTACCTTTTACTTTCAGGATAATATCCTCTTTGCTTCGGTAGTTGAGATCGTTGCTAACGAGATTACGCTCCAGGTGAAAACTTACAGCGGGGGCGGTTGTATCATCAGCATAATATTTACCGCATACGAGTTGTTTTCCTTTCATATAGCTATACAGGTTAAAATCCTGCTGTAACTTTTCCAGCACTTTTGCAACTGTAGTTTTCGCAAAACGAACACCACCCAGGCTCACACCTTCCAACGCATCAATGCTATAGCCTGGGCATATTTGGGAAAGCATCGTTTGAAGTATAGCAGCGGAGGAGGAATAGTTTACCGGTATTTGTTTGAGCCTCCACATTTCATCCTCACAACGTATAGTTATAGGAATGTCAGCAGACACGGAAACAACGTAACCACTAAACTCCTCATACAATTGCGAATCATACCCCAATTGTATTATTACCGGGTCACCTATTCGGAAAACTTCTTTTATCTTATACCTGTCAAAAAATGATATATTACGCGGCAAGGTAAACTCTGCCCTTGAGGTCAACTCCCGCCAACTTGAGGAGATAACAACATCAATTATTTTCCTTACCTCTAAAGTCTTTCTCATAGCGGTTTCCGGAAAAACTATTTTCGCACACATCACCAATATCATAACGTCATCTCAAGCGGCTCATCAGATACGCACTCCATCTCAAAGGGAATAACATTTGGTTTCCGCTCAAGCTGAGTAAAGGAAATGCCATCAATAGCCAGTCTGTATATTTTTTTTTCAACAAATAGTGAACCTATAACCGGTATACTATTACAAACCTGCTCCCATTCCAGGAGAGCGGATTTTTGTTCCTGTGCTGTTTTCGCTGATGCCCTGCTCGGATCATCTAAACAGATACCGCGTATCCTGATTCTCCAATCATCAAAGGAAAATAACTCTTTAACGGAGCCATTGTTTCCCCTGGGCATTGTCTTTATGTTGATCTTTGCCCGGCTAAAATCCACCAGGGTTGCAGCCGGTAGCTCAAAATCATTGAGCTGATAATCCAGGAGCTCACCATTAGATGCAAAAACTTTGTACGTCCCGCCTTGCAGCGTGAAGGGGTACACAATAGGAGTACCCATCCAGCTCAACCGGCCATTATACTCCGCCGGGCTTGTACTTATTCCGGAGAATATTACTGGCTTATTGCTTGCCGTTGTTTTAGCAGGAATATTAAATTTAGTGGCAGGAGAATCCTCCTCAATGCGAACGGGAGTAGGAATGAAAACAGGATTTTTAACACCGAAAGCAAGCTCAAATAACTGAGACAAATTATAACGTACATCACTCATCCACCTGCAATTAAAGAATCCCTCAATCTGTCATTTACTTGCGAGAAAATCTCATCAGCAATTTTCCTGGTATCCAGTTTAGAGCTTACATTCTGGAAATAGTTTTTTATTTCCAAATTCATTGTAATGGATTTCCCGCCGGAAGCTCCGCCGCCGTCAATGTTTAAACCGCTGCCATCTTTACCACTACCTTTACCGCCTTTGCCACCTTTGCCGCCCTTGTTACCGCCTAAATTATAGGTGCCATCCAAAGTGCTTTTATCACCGCCGGTTGCTGCATCATTTACGGAGAGCCCGGCCTCTTGTTCCTGCTCGGCTTTCTGATCCTCAGCAAATGACTCTCCTCCCTTTTTTACTCCGTCCTTAAATGCGCTGCCAACAGTTTCCCCGTATTTGGCGGCTGCTTCTCCGATTTTTGCGAGGCCATCAGAAAAGTTATAATTTTCATCAAACCAATTTGCAGGATTAAACACACCTTTAAGGAGGTGTAATATTCCCTCCAGCACTTCTCCCACAAATCCCCCCATCCCACCGAAAACGGCCTCAATAGCAGCCCAAACACCATACACAACCTCCCGAAATGATTGGAAATTTTTCCACGCCCAAACTATACCACCTACGAGCGCCGCAATTGCTAATACAACGTATCCAATAGGGTTATTACTTAACGCAAGATTCCACAACCATTGCGCAGCAGTAGCAACGCGGGTAGCAGCATTTGCAATAAACTGTACACGAGAAAGCGCCTGTACTATTGGAATAAGCCCGCCAACCATTTGCACTATACCGCCCATTGCTTGCGCATTCGTGGCAATCTCTCCGAACATACTGGAGAAAGATGTTTTAAGATCAGAGAGAAAGCCTTTTGTACTTTCCCCGGCCTGTTTTACGGACGGGATTTTATTGAGGTCTAAATCAACTGTATCCATACCCTCAATAAAAGATAAACCGGCATCCTCTCCGGCTCCCCGGAAAAGGTCAGCCACTACCATTTGCCGGGCCTGAGTTGTCGCTCCCTTCATACCTTTTGCAATCATCTGCATAGCCTCGTATGAAGTTTTCCCGGCGAGGTCTTTTACCTGGATGCCGATGGCGGCGAGTGCATCAACCTGCGGTTGTCCCATCTCCCGGAGGCTGAGGTTTGCCTCCTTTATTGCGTCCAGGGCTTTATCTGAAAAAATGCCGTCTTTGGCAGCGTTAGCCATGATAGCCAACCCCTGTGCAGCATCGAGCCCGGCGGCTTTTAATTGTGGTCCGTATTCTGTTAGCTGGTCCAGCATATCTCCATTGAGATTTGCTCCTTTTTCAAAGCCTGATTGTATCAGGTTTAAATTTTCCTCAAATGTGCCGCCCATTTGCTTTGTCATTGCATTTGCGGCCCGCACAATATCACCTGCATCCTCATCGAATACCTCACCGATACGGGAAGCCTTTGCAACAATACTATCCAGCGCCTCTCCAGTAAGGCCGGTATAACGGGCAACATTGCTCTCCAGGTTTTTAATTTCGGAGGCAAAATCAAAGCTCTCCATAACTTTCTGCGTCAACTCCCATGTTTGATTGGCGGCGAGCATAATAGCGCTCCAGTTCTGCCGAGTACGTGCAGGATCAGGAGCCCGCTCAAGCTCTTGTAATTCCCTGGTAACATCTTGTATCTGCCGCTCATACCGCTCCATTACAGACTGCATAGCCCTGATTTCCTCCGGATCATTGGCGGTTGCCATTCTTTGCCGGTATTGCTCCAGGGCGCGGCTCATTTCCTCAATTTCACGGGAGAGTGCTCCTGCGCGGGTACTGGTTTGCGTTATTGCCTCTCCGATACCTGTGGCGGCTTGTTCCGCATCTTCCATTGGAGCAGATAACGACCGGGCGGAGTCGGAGACAGCATCCATATTGTTTGCAACCTGAGCAACGGCACCGCTCGTAGCCTGGGAGCTCCCCATAATATTCCGCAATGGTGCGGTTACTCTATCAATAAGATTTAAAACCCAATTTGTTTGCGTCTGTCCCATCTATAAATAACAACTTCAACAATTCAACAACAGATAACAAATAGTATAAATGCCTTTATCCATATAACGCATGTACAACCTCATAGATAACTTTTCTAATACGGTCCTCAATACCATTTAACTCACTTTGTTTACAGAAACGCCACCCCTCAACCAACTGCGCCCAGGCATCATCCTCCAGCGCCTCCGGATCTGTACCATAATAAAACCTTATAACAGCGTTTCCCTTTTTAATAAACTGCGGATCATCTGTTCCCGCCTCCAGGCTTAACCTGTGACGGGCTATAGCTTTTTTACGCTTACTGCCCGCGTTTTCATCATCTTGCCAATCTGCTCAATGATAGCAGTATATACAGCGCCATCGTTTTCCATGAGCTCCATATCTCCGCCTAATATGCAATTAGAAGTGAGTACCTTATTTGCCTCAACAAGCCGTTTGCTCTGCCCGTGCTGTCCTACGAGGTCAACAACTGAGCGACTCGGTGGCCTGACAACAAATTGTGCTATGAGGCCGTCTGGAGTCTCCACCGTGATATGCTGCAATCTGTCTCCGTGTCGTGCTTTCCAATCCTGCAATATCTCCGGAGTAATATCCCGGAAGTGTTTTATATCATTTCCCATCGGTCCAATCTTTTACAATACATTCCATTCAATATGCGATATGATGAGCGTGTACTCCGTGCTGATGGTCCCATCAGCATTTTTAACGTCAACACCACGGTTTGTAAATTCAGCGTTACGTATGCGATCCTTTAAGATCATACCGGAACTGGTTTCGTACTCAACAAGAATGTCAAAAGGTGCAATATCCTGGATACGACCACCGGGCGGCAATGCTTGCTGTAGTGCATCAATCTCCTCCTTATAGAGTGTTATGGAGCATTGAGCCTCATAATTGCCGGAGCCGCGTCCAACGGGAAACTCACCACCTCCATATGCGTTCTCCTTTTTCTTTTCATCTGAGTATTTAAGCGCGGTAATCCCCTCCAGGTCCCGGCCCAACATGTTTGCGGTAATGCTATTCCAACCGCTCATGCTGCCAAATTTGTTTACTATCCTTTTTGCTTGCGGCATTATAAGTTGTTTGTGAGTCCTAAATCAACACTGATCTCATGTACAATATCATCCACTTGTACCCGTGCCGTTACAATCAACGGCGAAGCCTCAGAGAGCACCTGTTTTGGATTAATGAAAACATCATATCCGCTAATCTCATCAGCCGCAACCATGCGCTCCAGTGCAGCGTTAACCAGACTACTCCAGCGGCTTATGGTGGTGGAACGTATGTAGCCGGTCCGAGGGTCCTTTTTAACAACGCCTTTTATCTCTACCAGGAGCGTTGATCGGATCAAGCGGGCGGCCTTATTCCAAACTCTATTATTTTCTATGTAGGCGTAATCGCTCGCTTTTTCTGTACATGTGGGAGATGAGCTAAAGAAGATACCACCATACCCCTCATATGCTCCGGCATAGATATAACCCTTGTTTGTGAGCTCACGTTTATCAGCAGGTGAAAGGCTATTTACCTTTGTGCCATCACAAAGCGCGGCGGTGAGCCACTTACGAGAGCCGCCATCCGTTAGAGGGTAATCTCGATCTCCTTTCCGGGTGGAGGGTTTCTGCAGGATGTTAACGGAGCCCAGGTTTTCATTTACCTGCCGAGCACCTAACATGCCCAACACTGCCCCCACGTCTGCATATTTCCCATATGAGGCGCTCAAACCTGCAACCCCTGGGTCCTGTGCAATACTAACGGAAACATTAGGAGCCTTTTTCTCCCGCAAATCCGGATAGTTTGCGATAGGTAACGGCGCGGCAGGACCTTTAGCCTCCAGTATCACAAAATCAATAAGCCGGTGAGCTGCTGCCATGTCGGAGAGAACGGATTGCACCGGCTCAACTTCCTCCGCTATAGTAGACACGGTTGTTAAAGTGTTGGCAATTGCAAAACCTTTAACATCAGGAGTCTCCCTGAGTGCAGTAACAAACAAAGGATTTTGTACAATAGTGGTATGCGTTAATTGATCCGGGCAAAGAATCAGGTATAATACGGCATCAGGTGCAAGCCGGAAAAATTCGGTAATAGTATGATGTACCAGTACATTACTGTTTGCATCAAAGCTCTCAGTAAAACCAATTTGCTCCGCATCCCTCACCTGCAAAAGTTTTACCGGATGAAAATGTGAAGTACCGGGCGGCAGTTTGGCAACCGCAACAGCATAACACAATGCAAAAACATTATCATCGGCAGGATTACTCCGGCCCAATCCGCCATTTAATTTATTAACTGTTACTCCTTCAAAACTCATTTAGTCAATTTTGCAATGCGATCCTCAATAATTTTTACGGCACCGCTGCGGTTAGTACCGGCTACCTCCTCATGCAGCAAAATTTGTAGTTGTTCCATATCCAGGAGATCAGCTACACGGATAGAAAGCTCCTTTAAGGTGAGCGGCTTTTTATCCTCAGAGGCCGGGGCCTGGTTACCAGGGTCCTCCAGTTTGTAAACTGTTAAGGAGCTCCCTGCATGGAGTTGCGCTCTATTCTCCAGGATAAAAAACTGTCCGTCTGTAGTGGCATAAAGTTTACTTACTCCCAATCTGATAAAATGCTCTCCAGCCATTGAGGAGAGCTCCTCTTTACTATATCGTTTCATCTTTATTTTTTCAGTCTGTTTATTACGAGTGATAGAATTACCAGGAGGAGAGCGCCGCCGCCAATCCAGGCCAAAAGAAGAACAGGCCACGGAATATATTTTTGAGGGACAATAATGGTTTGCTTTCTGTCTATCTTCCTCACTTCATTTGTATACCTGTCTTTTACTTTGGCAATAATTGCCAGGGTATCACATATACAATCAACATGCAGTACATCATCTTTTACGGCTATCCGTGCGCTTGCTTGCCGGTCCTTTTTTAAATCAGATTTAAAGCCGGTTATAATATCTTTTACCGGGATTCTTACGGATACTTTTGCAGCGGGTGCAATTATTGAAGTATCTCTCTCCTGTATAAGAGTAGACACGGTAATTGTATCCTTTGTTTCAACCGATGAAGCCGGACGGGTTGACCTGCAACCAGCCAACAAAATCACCATCACCAGGAGGGACGATAGGAATATTTTCAAAACTTAAAATTTGTTGTTAGTTAATAAATGCTTGTACTCCGGGATTGCGTCAAAGCATGGACAGGATTTTATCCGCTCCCAGGAATCGACAACGCCGTTTCCATTTTTATCGGGTGAAAAATCACGATGGCCCAGGATTTGAACGTCTGCAATACTTTGAGTTTTTGCAAGCTCCGAAAGCACATTTTTGATTGTGGAGATTATTGCCGCCTTTTGTGCAGGGGTACGGGTATCCTCAGCTATTTTATAATCTTGTTTATTAACGCCGCCCTGGTACGAAATATGAACAGAGGTAGAATTAAAACCGTGAACTCCATTTGTAACTGTACTTAAAGGAGCAAGTTGCTGAACACTTCCGGACAACGTGATAAAATAATGATACCCTACTACTTTCCAACCGAGTTGCTCACGCCAAAATTTTTTTATCGCCTCAGCGTCACCGTAGCCAGCGGAGCAATGAATTACTATATACTTTACTTTTCGCATGTGCAGGAGATAAGGCGGAGATATACTCCGCCTTTGGTTTTTCGATATGGTTATAATGCTAAACTTTACCGCTGATAATTGCGCCTTGTCCTTCCGGTCTGTATGGAATCCCAATAAACCAAAGGCGGAAGCCAATAGTATTTTTTCGGTTTTCCGGATCGTTCTCCGCATCCCTTGCATACCTCTTTACTGTACCTTTTGCTTTCGCTACAGATTTATTGTAAAAACATACGGTTGCCTCGCGCCCAGGTGTAACACTATCATAGGCGAGTTTCTTTCCGGCAATGTCATATGCTGGAGAGTAACCGGTTTCATACGTTTTAAAGCCGTAATAGTTTGTAGCAATTAAACCGTCTTTTTTGTTGTGAAATTGATTACGGAAACTGAGGTCCTCAATGAGCAGGTCAGCAATATGCTCCGGGCTCAGTACCAGTACAACACCTTGCAAAGTGCCGCCTGTTTTCTTTTTTATCTTTGTGCCAAAGTTGATAATATCCTCAGTGGTTAGGCGTTTTCTACCATAACCATCATCCCCGCCGGTGGTTTCTACAACCGGAGTATCTGCGGTATTTTCATTCGGCGCAATACAATACAACGCATGACCTGTTGTTTTCTCCTCCAGTGTAGCGCGGTGCTGTAGCTGTACCTCAGAAACTTTCTCATAAGGCAAAGAGGCTAACTCATCATCACTCACCTCCGTATTTGTTGTATCGTATTTGTTTAACGCTACTGCAACAAAATCATCCTCCCGGCGGTTAGAAATTATCGGATAAATTTTATTGTTGATAAGTACGGCAGGATCGCTCCCCTCACGAGGTATTTTAATAATATCGTTACTTACCCATCTTTGTTTGGCTGGCACTTCCTCCAGCCACGTCCCCTCATGGCGGAATTTTTTTATCATTTCTTTTTCCGCCAGTTCATTTTGTAGTTGTGCCATTCGTTGTATTAGTAAATTATAAGTAGAAATATTTTGTTGAGGAGAGGTTAACTATTAAAGTACGCGGCCTCCAGTGCTTGCGCTTTCTCTGGATTTTCCTCTCTCAATTGCTCATAAGCGGCGGGGTCTTTATCGAGATAATCATCCAGACTCCAGGAGCTCCGGTCAGGCTCATTGCCTTCACCCGTTTTTATTACTGCGGAAAGTTTTGGGATTGATTGCATACCCTCCAGGATGGAGCGTGTATTGTCAAAATCTGCAACAGCCAGTGAAAGAAACTGAGTTTTTTGTGAGGCAACAATTTTTTTGTCTTTGATTGCCTGATTAACCATAGCCTCCGCCTTTACTTGTAAAGTCGCTTTCTGATCTTCCTGGGATTGTGTGTACTGGTCGGCTTTTACCTTCGCATCTTTTGTGGCCGCAATGATCTGCTCATCAGTCGCATCAGCAGGTAAGCCGAGCGCGGATAATAATTCCTTTCTGTCCATGTTGTTTTTTGTTTTATCAATAAATTCAGGCGATGGAATAACAGGAGCTCCGCAAGCCTCCAGTATAGCCAAATCTTGTGCGGTAATTACGGTTTCCTCTGTTTCCTCAATAGCATTAATAAACCCATGATGCAATGCCTCCTGAGCTGTTAGCCAGCAATCTCCGTTACTCCATAACGCCTCAATTTCATCCTCTGATTTCCCTGTCTTTGTCGCGTATTTTGTTTTATAATCTGCGGTAGTATTTTTCAGGAGGCGCAAATCTGATTCTATCATTATCACATCCCCATAAGTAGAAAGCCGGGGCCTGTGTATCATAAATTGCGTATTGGCTTTTGCTACAGTGTAAAAACATGCTGTAATGTATGTAGCTGCTGAGGCGGCCAGGGCTCCCACAATAATTGTTACTTTATCAAATACAGATAATGTATTTACAATTTCAACACCTTCAAAAACACTCCCGCCCCGGCTGTTAATATATACCTCAGCCTCCTTTATTCCCTGGGAGAGAAAAGCATCTACCTGCATACGAATAATTGCAGCGCTGGCCTCCGTTGATTCTGAGATCAAATCTATTATGCGGATGTACGCTTTGCCTTGCCTTGCTTCACTCGTTATATGCGTGTATATACTTCCTCTCACCATTCAAAAAATGTATTTCGAGAGCAAATCTGGTGAAGATGTGAAAGCCAAAAAAATCAGGAAAATGATTTGATATTATTATCGGTATAAATCATTGAAATACCCGGTACGATTTGTTTTCCTGGTTTTATAACCTTTCGCCGGTGGTGCATTTTTGCATTATAACGAACCGTATGGGAAAGGATAAAGAGCGCAGCATTGCATGGAAAATGTTTGTTGTGCAGGGTAAGACACAAAAGGAGATTGCTATCACATTACGCCTCCAGGAAAAAACTGTAGGTCAATGGGTAAACAAACACGGTTGGAAAGCTGAAAGGAACGCCCGACAAAACAGCCTTGCGGAAAGATCGGAAAATATTAAAAAGGTTATCAGCAATATCACGGAGCAACGTTTGAAACTTGAGGAGGACCGAAAAGCCGCTATTGTTGACGGTAATAAAGAGCTGGAGTATGAACTCGATAAACAAGCCGTTGTTATTGCTGATGAAATTTCCAAATGGAATAAAGCTCTTTTATCTCTGGATAAAGATAACAGGATTACGCTGGATACATACCTTGAAATTATGGACGATGTATTTAAGGCATTAGGGCATTTTGATAATGCGCTGTACTTAAAGACGCTCGATTTTCAGGAGCAACATATCCAAACGATGAGTTTAAAATTGGGTTAATGAGGAGACAGGATAAAGAGGCACGGGAGCGGTATTTGAGAAAGTTGGAGTTTATCCGGAGTGCTGCTCGTTCATCAGCATTTGAAAGCCTGGAGGAGAAAAAAACTGCAATAGCACGGGCGAAGATTGATATAAAGTTTTTAGTTGAGAGATACTTCTCCCATTATGCAACTGCGGAGTGCGCGGCTTTTCAAATTGAATGGGCGGCGCTTCTTAAATCTGATCCAAATTTTACTGGTTTTTGCAAGTGGGGGCGCGGATTAGCCAAAAGCGTTTGGAATAACATTATAATACCGTTCTGGTTATGGCTTAACGAGGGTAAAAAATATCTTGTTGTTATCGCTGTGAATGAAAAAAAAGGTATTAGACTCCTGGAGGATTTAAAAGCGGAGTTTGAGTGTAACCCTCAGATTATTGCGGATTTTGGCGAGCAGAAAAATCCGGGATCATGGGGAGAGGAGCTCTGGATCACAAAAGGAGGCTTTATAGGACAAGCGCTCGGATTTGGTCAGTCCTGCCGGGGCCTCCGTGTCAAAGAAAAACGCCCGGACCATTTTAGCCTGGATGACCTGGAAACGCGGGAAACAATCAAAAACCCCAAACGGCAGGATGAAATGGTTGAATGGGTAGAACAAGAGCTCCTCCCCGCAATGGACGGAGAGTTTGAGCGCCTGGTTTTCTGCAACAACTGGTTTGCTCCTGTTATGTTTCTCCGGAAATTACATGAGCTGCATCCTGATTGGTATGTACATGAGGTACAAGCATACAATCCCGTTACCTATGTACCCGCCTGGAATAAATATACTTCGGAATACTACCGGAATAAGGAAAAGCGTATGGGCATATTATCCGCCCGCGCAGAATACAACCACGATGCTAAACCCAAAGGGAAAATATTTAAGCCTGAGCAAATACAATGGGCAACTTTGCCGCGCCTCAATCATTTAAAAATTATAGTTGGTCATTGGGATGTTGCCTACGCCGGTACGGAGAGCGCTGATTATAACGCCGTCCGCATATGGGGTTTGCGAGAGTTTGATTTTTATTATATCACCTCCTTTGTCAAACAAACAAAGATGAGAGAGGCCATTGTTTTCATGTGCATGTTTCAGAAGTTTTTGCCGCCGTCTGTAATGATACACTGGCAGTATGAAAGCCAGTTTTGGAATGGTGAAGTAGAACGGACCATAAAGGAAGTGCAAAAGATGACCGGTGTAATTCTCAATCTCTCGCGTGTTGATACTCCACGTATAAAAAAGTATGATCGTGTGTTAAGCCTACAGCCATATTATCAAAATGGCCGCATCTATTACAATGATAAAATGCGGAGCCATACAGACACACAAACCGGGCTCAATCAACTTTACGGCATTGAGCCCGGTTACTCCGGTCATGATGATGCTCCGGATGCTGATGAGCAGGCCATAAAGTTTTTAGAAAAACATATTTCCGCCGGTAGTGAAGATAGTGGCTACAGAGCAGGTAAAGTAAAACGGATTAATGAGGCAATATGATTTATATAAATGATACTGATTTAAAGGCAGACTCTTTCGAGCGCTTTATCCTGGAGAGTGCCAACGATGAACCGGATACAATTTCTAAAAATGAACTTCGCAGTATTGAAATAATAAAAACATACTTATCAGGCAGATACAACACTGAGAAAATATTTAATCCTGATAACCCCTTGAGAAATGAGCTCCTGGTTGATATTACATGTAAAATAATACTGTATAAAATTTTCCGGCGCAATGCAGCGCGAAAATTACCGGCAGACATTAAAGAAGATTATACCTGGGCAATAAATCAGCTCGAAAAAATAAATACCGGCAGGATTGCTCTCCATGATTTACCTATCCAGGAGAGCTCTCCTGGAAAGCCCGTGAGCTCTGCAATTTGGGGCAATAATTCCAACAAGGATTTTTATATCTAATTAAAACGCTTTTAAACGGCGTTTAACCATATTATAAGTGAGGACGAATGAACCTATTTAGAAGGACCTTTGACAGACTGGAAAATGTTTTTATACGTTGGGCCGATGACTCTAAAATTTTAATTGAAGCCGCAACACGGCGCGGTGTTAGTGATGTTCCCTCCCGTTCAATGAAACGCTCTGCAAAAAACATGCAGGCAGAAACTTTGCGGAGCTGGAAAAGTGCCGTATCTCTTGCGACAGACCCGGAGGAGCCGAGCAGAGCAGACCTCTCCCGGCTTTATGACAACCTCCTATTAGATAATCACCTTGCGAGTGTTATAGATAGTCGCATACTGTATGTACAGCGTAGCGCTTTTAAACTTGTAGATGAAAAAGGACAGGAAAACAAAGATATTTCCTGGATGTTTGAGCGCCCCTGGTTTGATGATCTTATCAGACTTGTATTAAATAGCCGTTACCAGGGAACCACCCTCGTTGAACTATACGAAACAAATCAGGATGGCGAGCTTGCGCAGGTAGATGAGATACCGCAATCTCATTTTATTGCAACTAAGGGGATCGTACTGGTTGAGCCTGGAGATCAATCCGGTTGGAGTTATAAAGAGGGACCATTTGCAAATTATTATCTCCAGGTTGGAAAGGATAATGATTTAGGTATGTTGGAAAAGCTGGCGGTAATTGTCCTCGCAAAAAAACTAGGGTTAGGGAGCTGGTTGGACTATATAGAAAAGTTTGGTATCCCGCCTATTTTTGTCACCACGGATAGAGAAGATAATACCCGACTCAATGAACTGTTTGAAGCCGCCAGCAACTTCCGTGCTAATCATTTCATGGTAGGGCGAGGCCAAGAAAAGTTTGAAATTGGCAACAGTGGCGGGATTGATGCCTATAATACATTTGATAAATTAATTGAGCGGGCCAATAATGAAATATCAAAACGTATTTTAGGAGGTGCAGGTTTAACGGATGATAAATCATTTGTCGGATCGTCTGAAATTCAATACAGGCTTGCAAAAGATCGTTATGAGTCCGACAAACTATTTTTTAAATATATATTCAATACACATGTAAAGCCGCGCCTAATAAAGTTAAGCCCGGTTTATGCACCGCTTACCAATTTTTATTTTGAATGGGACAACACGGAAAGCCTCTCCCAAATTGAGCTGGTGGATATGATTTTGAAACTAGCCGCGCAATTTGATATAGAGCCATCTTACGTGAAGCAGATAACCGGCATCCCCATTATTGGACAAAAGCAAACCTCCGGAGTTGTGGTAGATAACCCCAACGCCGAAAAAAAAAAGCCTGAGCCCAACGCCTTAACGATTCTCCGGGAGGACCTCACGGCGTTATATTCCACTCCTGCACATTCATGTAATGCTGATCCTATACGGGAGCCGGTGGCTATTAGTTTGGAGGATTGGGCGAAAACAATAGAAAGAGTTGCAAAAGAATTGCATGAGGGAAAACTCTCCCCCGATCAGTTAGACGGAGATTTGATCCGGAAAACATATGAGGAGCTCAACAAAGGAGCCGGGGGCGGTTATGGTAAGGATTGGGTAACATTCGGAAAGAAAGCGGGACCAGATCCCGCCGTCCTCCGAATGCAACAAAATTTATATAGGTTTTCCGGTGCTAAAACCTTTGCCCAACTGCGGGAGCTAAACGATAATTTATACCATGAAGGGGAGCTCAAAGATTGGCAGGATTTTAAAACCTCTGCTCTAAAGATCAATGAGAAATATAATCTTTCTCATCTCCAGGCAGAGCACCAAACAGCAAAGCAAGCCGGTAATCATGCCCGCAACTGGCGACAATATGAGGAGGATAAAAAACTATTTCCAAATCTCAAGTATAAAACTACCGGGGATAGTAGAGTACGGGAGGACCATAAAGCACTGGAGGGAATCATTGCTCCCATTGATAGCAATTTTTGGGATCGGTACTACCCGCCTAACGGCTGGAGGTGCCGTTGTTATGTTGTGCAGACGGCGGAGAAAGCAACGAGAGATATTCCGGAGGACGTACCAGAGGTAAAGCCGGAGTTTCGGAGTAACGTGGGTAAAGGATCGGTTATTTTCCCGGAGGAGTCTGCCGGTGGAGGTAAACCTCATCCCTATTTTGCATTGTCTAAATCAATCGGAAATGAAAACCTCATCAAAGCATTTGAGCGGTCAAAGCTAAACGCACCACCTAACAAAGTTTATACCTCATCAAAAGGCGCAAAACTTGAGGTTAGTCCGTTTGCTGATCTTAACGACTTGCAGGGCAATTATGATGCTGCTGTTAAAATAATCGATCAGCTAAATATGGATGTGCTGATCCGCCCACATGTTAACCTGGTTAACCAGGCTAACCCCAATTATGAAATAAATAGAAAGATGGCAGACCGCACGGCAATAAAGGGATACACTGGTATAAAGAGCGCAATTGATACCGCATTAAAACAAGGTGCGGAGCATGTGGTTATTGATACCTCAGAGCATTTCTCCAGGTGGGAGCCTCAAACTTTTTACCGGAACCTTAAAGGAAAATTAAACTCTTATAGCTCCTCCAAATCCGGAATGGTGATAGTTATTAATGGGGAACATGTGGGAGTAATAAAAATGAGAGATATGTATAACGGCAGCGGGGAGCCGCTGGAGGTATTAAAAAAGATACGGGCCGGATCATAAAGATACCGGCCCGTATGGAGCGGTTTGGTTGATCCGCACCGCACAAGAAATAAATATCATGGCGGAAAATAATAACACACCTGATTTTTTAAGAATAGCAGAGGAGCTCATTTCTGATCTAACTGTATACGCATCCGTCACCGCGTTAAACTTTTTTAAAGAAAGTTTTGAGGTGCAGGGATGGCGTGATACGGGGCTCACTCCGTGGCCCTCCAGGGCAGACAATGACGGTACACGCTCCATACTGGTAAAATCAGGCCACCTCCGAGACAGTATCCGGATTGTTGAGCGTGGCTCTGGCCGTGTAGTATTCGGAACAAATGCACCGTATGCAGAAGTCCACAACAGCGGAGGGGTGATCTCTGTGCGCATTACACCAAAGGCGCGGCGCTTCTTTTGGTTTATGTACGATAAAACCGGCAAAGATCATTGGAAATATATGGCGCTGACTAAAAAGGATCAGTTAACCATTAACATCCCTAAAAGGCAGTTTATAGGCGAAAGCCGGGCGCTAAATGAAAAACTGGAGGATTGGGTTGTAAATGAAATTTCAAACCGTTTTAACACACTGTAATGCAGAACTGGACCGATTTGTATTTAGAGCTCTCTGAGCTCGTGGCTGAAAAAGTACCGGCTATCCGCTGGGTTGATTTGTGGCATAATCAAATATCTTTCCTTTCAGATGAGCATCCTTTTCCGGCTCCTGCTGTTTTCTTTGGCTTCCGTATCCTGGAAACGGAGGACATTGGAGAAAATGTACAGGATGTAAAACTCCAAATTGATTGCTATGTTTACCATGAAACAATGGCGGATACCTACCGGGGAGCCTGGAACCAGGAGAGCGCTTTGAGCTTCCTGGGGCTTATTAACGATACTTATGCAGCACTGCATGGAACCACCGGGGAAAACTATAGCAAAATGCGGCGCATTGGGTTTGGTGCGGTGGATACTGGAGGGGCCGGGAACCTTTACCAACAATCATTTATTTGTTACTTGAGGGATTACTCCGCCGCAAAGGTGTATGTTGAGGGAAAAGTTAATGATATTGCTGTTGTAAAAGACAATTGCTCGGAGCCCCTGGAGGACTCCGAGCAATTGTACCGGATATAGCTCTATTACACCCGGTTAAATAGAATGTTTTCGATTGTGGACGGATGCCTGTAATACTTTTCCGCTAGTTCCGCCTTTATGTACTCATCACTATAGAGCTGTACACCTTTTTTTTGCACCTTTTTGAGTTTAAAATAATCGGCCTTTATTGCTGTGTAAAAGCGGGCCGTTGTGTCCCTTTTGGCTTTTGTGGTTACGGCTTGCATCATACCCGCAATAATACAGTAAGGAAATAAACCCAACAATAAAAGTTATCAACCTGTAAATCCGGTTTAAATACCCATTAAAAAGCTCTTATACACCATTTCAAACTGGTACACCAAACGGGGTAATTCCTCAGCACTGTACTCGTTCAATCCTTTATGCAGATAGCCGAATTGTGTACACCATCCGTTGATGCGTTTTATATCTGCCTTTCCATCAGTTTCCCATCCCATTAAATGCGCGTAGTGTATTATGAGTTTCCTGGACTTATCTCCTTTGCAAAAATTATTATTCTCACGGGTTCGCCTTTTCAGTTCGGCAATGAGGAGCTCTGCTTCCTGGTAATGAAGGTGAGCCGAGCTCCGCTCCCTTTCATTGGTAAATTGCATTACTAAGCTCTCTTTAATATCGGCATCCACTATTTTAAGCAAAAATAATAACTTATGTATGGTGGCTAATTGTGCCTTGTTTACTTTTTCCAAAGCAATAACATTTTAATCAGTCAAATTGTATACAGCGTAAAAGTGGGTTACTCAATAACCTCTTTTTTTTCGGGCTCCAATTGCTCAGGATCAACCTTTTTCTTTTTCCTTCCTGCTGGCGCTTTTTCTTTAGGAGCATTGCTCATTGCTTTTTGTTCAAAATAGAGCGGATTAAGTTGGCGGGCCCGTTCCTCATAGATGATATAATCATCTGTTCCGCCGTACCTGTTTTTATGTATGTATGCAATAAATTTGGATACAAAAATCCCGAAAGCACCATCATGCTCAATCTGTTCTCCGATATTGGTTTTAGGACCTTTGCCCTTAGCATGTGAAATAAAGATTATCCCTTTCTTTTTACCATGTTTCTTTTTTAATGCTAAATATTCAGCCCAGGTAAAGCGGGTATAGTCCAGACTATCAATAAAAACAAAGTCGGGGCTATTCCTTTTACTGAGAAAATTATCTAGGTCCTCAAATAAGCTCACGCCTGGAGGTATGTCCTCCTCCGGATCGATGACTAAAAATTTACCGGTGTGCCGTTCGTCAATATTTCTGTTAACGGCAAGCTGTAAATCAAATCCGTGTCCCTGTTCGTAAGATAACCACGCCACTTTGCCAAAATTGGTTAAGTAAGCCGCAAGCTGCATGCAATATTCTGTTTTGCCGTTACCGGGTTTACCATAAATAATGCCCATAAAAGCCGCCGGGAGATTACCTAACGCTTTTAGCCAGGGAGCCGCTATCCCTAACAGTTTAAACCGCTTTTGTTTAAACTGTACTACTCCTAATACCTTCATCCTTACTAATTTTATATATGGTTTAAAACTTGAGATATATTTTAGAGAGAAAAAAAACCGGATGTAAAAACATCCGGACTACTTAAATCTATCCTATGAAAACATGTACCAGGAGTAGGAGTCGAACCTACATAGCCGTAAATCCTGGTAAATTTTCCGGATGTAGATACACCCGGATTGTATTTAAACCCTATACTAATATTATCATCAATTTTATGCTACTACCTCAGTTTTGAGCTCTATGTAAAATGACTCATCAGCAGTTATCCTCATCCCACACAATAGCATACCCTTTTGTACGTCCTCCCGCTCTCTATGAGCCAACAGCGTTTTTTTATCAATTTCCTCCTTTGTTCTTATGTATCCTGGTAACTTTTCTTTTACAAGTTTTAAAACCTTTTTCCACGTAAACCCAGTGCGTGTCTTAATCTGAGGCGTTCCAGTCCTAAAACCTACAATACCGTAAAGCGTCTCCAGGCTTTTACGATCTGCAAATAAATCCGGCCTTTCCTCGCAATATGTTTGGATTATTGGGAAGGCGTTCTCCTTCTCTACAGCGAGCCGGGAGAGCTCTCCTGCATGCTGATCCCGGATAGCTGTAATATCAATTTCCATCTTTGCGGTTACCTGCGACTCCCGCGCATCTGCATTGGCGTACTGTGATAGAGCAGACTCAAACTCATCCAGCGTTACCCCCTTAATTACTTTCTTTGTTTCTCTTTTTGCCATATGTCAATTTATTATAAAACTTTGCTCTTTTGGGATCAATGCTCGCCCTGTGTATTACCTGTATAATGTTACGTATGATAATATCAGCGTAAACATGGTGAGAGGTATCTACCATATTCCAGACCTGAAAAAAGCCCAGGGCTTCCAGGCTGGAAAAGGTGAGCGTATATTTCAATTGCGTTGTTCGGAGTACCTTCTCAATCTTATCACGCATCAAAACCACACATTCAAATAATAATTGCTCGTGTGCATTGTCCGGCTCATAACTATCAGTTAGGAGCTCATATTGCTGCCATAATTCTTGCAGCCTATCATGGTTGATCTTTATTTTTATGCTATTGCTGTTCATCTTTTAATGACTCTTTTATTTTTATGATTGCGGGGAGAATGTTCTCCAGTACGCTCATGATTATCTCATCCTCTATATCAATCAGGCTGTTAACCTGATCGATATTGTGAATAACAGTAGAGTGATTTTTATCTATTGCAATCCCGATCTCTTTAATTGATATATCCGGAATAATTCGGGCGCTGAAATAGCAAATAAGTTGACGGGCAACAGGAAGAATAGTCTTTCTATTCTGCTCCTGTAGTTGTGCGGGAGTTATGCCGCATCCTGTACATACCGTAAGGATAATTTGATTGATTAGCTTTTCCCTTTGCTCTGGAGAGGAGGCCACGCTCCTCCATTGCAGAACCAGGGGGAGCCCTGTTTTATCTTGTATCTCATTTTCCGTTGCAGCAACATGCTCAAGTACAAACAACAGGGCCTTAATTATTTTTCTTTTATTTTCCATATGCCGGGCTAAATTGAAATTTCATTGATGATATGGCAAAGCCTATTAAAGCTCTCAGTAAGATCACGGTAAGGTTGCGCCTCAATGGTAAACACCATCTGATGCAATTCTTTATACTGCTCCAGCCTTGCGGCTGGAATGATGCAGTACAAAGCTGAGAGGATAACAACATCATCCCGCCGCGCCCACTCATGAGCCCACCACTTCCATACTAAGGGATGATTTAACAGGTTATTGATTTTCGCCCGCTGTGTGGCGGATTGTTCCTGTATCCATTGTTTGCCTAAATAGCTCCGGTAGCTCTCCAGCTCCTCCGGGGCAAGCCCGGTAAGCCAGAGGATTTGCAAATCATTATAGGCGTGTTGTGCGCGAATTACGGCAATGTGAGAGAGTGGCCTCATGCTGCGGGTTTTATAAATTTTATGATTTCAGTACGTAGGCTCCGTTGATTGCATCGGGAGGCATCCAAAATGGCGGCGGCTTGATCCTTTTTTAAATTTGGGAGTTGAGCTTTCAACACTGCAACGGCTTGCATGCGGTCAAACAAGGCAACCTCCGCCTCATCCATATCAGCGGTGAGAGATTGGTATGTATCTCCATATCTATCAAAAATCTCCTCATATCCAACTTTCTTGTTTACAATCTGCTTATCAATTTTCGCCTTTAATCCGTTGGCTCCCATCATATAGTTAGCGCAGTAATACTCTGTAGCATTCCAGAGGCTTTTTAACTCAAGAAAAGCATCATACTTTAGGTCCCCCGCCTCATCCAGTATTATCATAGGTTTATCCAGGGTGAGAATGTTTTCCACCATGTTCCGGAAAACGTCTTTTAGTTTGCCGGTGTGTGTAAAACCAAACTTGCGGGCAATCATGCGTATTAACTCGCTTTTGGTTTTGCATTGTGAGCAATCTATATAGGCAACATTTGCCCGCTGCAATGCGTAGTGCCGGGCGGAGAAAGATTTACCTATTCCCTTTTTGTCGCAAAATATGCCGCTGATAGAGGTATCCTGGCAATATTCGAGCTGTACGGAGATATGCACGAAAGTGCTGGTAACAGCAGGAACCCATTTTAAACCGTTTTTGTCAATATTTAGCTCCATTCCTATACGCTTCCATTCGCTCTCACTGAGTACCCGTTCAATATCATTGCGCATAAGCCGGGAGTATACAGAGGGATTAATGTCCAAACTGATTGCATGCCGTGCCTGGGTATAACTGGCATCGTCTTTTATCTTCCTTTTGTAGTCGGTAATTATCTCCTGGTGGACTAACTGTTTGTGAGCTTGAGAAATTGGCATAACGGAAGTTTTAAGCGTTTAAATTGATTTTTTGTATATAGGGTATTTTATAACTTTTATTTAGCTTGAATTTGTCTACAATCCAGCAATGGCGCGCCTTTTGATGGCCTCAATATCCAACGGAGGTGCATCCCATGCATCATAATTTTGCACATACCCCCCTGCCTTCGTCTCTGAATTTTGAATTTTCTCACCTGTGTTGTCTGTGGTGGAGTGCTCCTGGTTGAGCATGTACCCCCCTGGGTTGGATAGGGAATTTTGTATAACAACCGGTAGCTCTGGTAACTGGTTTTGTGCGGGTATCTCCAGCGTAACTCCTAATTTATTAAGGTTGTCCAGTCGGTCCCTTACAATCTGATCAAAGGCATTGATATATGCCTTTTGCTTGCCCATGATCTTCCTATCCTCATCCGTCTGCTCTGCTTTTGCCTCCTGGAAGCGGTCCGCCTGTGGTGCTTCACAAACAAAAGTGTTACCCTGATAAATGTATACGGATGGTATCTCGTTCTTTTTATCCGGAAGCCAGTAAGCCGTTACCCTCTGCCCCTGGAGCTCCGCCAGTTTAGCCATATCAGGGAGCCGGTAAATGTTGGATTGTACCTCAATAAATGCACGTTTTACGCTGGTATTGGTTTTTTTACCCAGATATGGAATTACCTGAGCGATATTCGGGAGCATGAGGTTAGGGTTTTGCACCTGGGAGAGAACCTGCCAACGGGTGAGGCCGGGATATTTATCTTGCTCAGGATGTAACTGGTTATTCCAGGCAGCCGCATCCTCCTGCTCAAAACTGCATATTTCCTCAAAAGTGAAGGTTACCTCTTTTCTATCTTCATTACGGCGGTTAGCCTCCAGCCGTGCAAATGGGCGAGCCTGGAATCCTTCCCGGTGCTTATGAAATTGATGTTTTAGTTGGTTAATAAATCCCTCAGCCCTTTTCTCCTGTGGGTTACGTGGAGCGCAAAAACGAATGAAGGGAAAAACCGCTCCGGCTGTGAGCACGTCATTTACAAAATTTCCCTTTTCATCTTCGCCCCCCTTTAAACCTGTCATTAATGCCCGCTCAACCTCAACCTCGTAAGGCATAGCCCATTGATTAGTTACAATAACCCCCATCATTTCAGCAAGTAAACGGCGGATCAGTTTAACATCCGGGCGGGCCTTCCTATGAAGTACAACAGCGATAAGAGCGCCGCTGGCAACGTCAAAAACTTTATAGGTGGCGGGGCGCACTCCGTTGTGCATCTTAAATGGACTACTAGTATCATCCATTGTAATTTTACTCAAAGCAAAGAAGGGAGACTCCCGGAGCATGTGCGGACGGTGTGTATTGTTATACTCCAGATTACTCAGGCGGTATTTATCAACAATGGCACGGTTTAATGGCTTATTGATATAGTATTTTACAGTACGATAATTGACAATAAAGTTTTTCCCTGATACTTGATAAGTCGCGGGTGTAAATTGCTCCCCTGTTTCCAGGTCAACCACTTGCAACGCTCCGCTCATGAAAGCCTGATAATCGTTACAGACCTCAGAGATATATGGCTTGTGCGGCCTACAGTATAAGGAGAGGAGGAGCCGCTCAATGGTAGCATCAACCTTTCGGGCGTTTTGCTGAGTAAATCTACCTATCTCGATAAGTCCAGCGTAACCCTGTCTTTGATAGGCGTAATATTTCTCCAGGAGCCGCCGTTTAGAGTGCGGAAGATCATTTTTTATCTTGTCCGTTGTATAGAGCGCAATTACAGTATTCCAAAACTCCTCTATACTTATACGGAGATTTTCTTTAATGGTCCGTTTATCAGATAGGGCGAGAATAATTAAGTTTAGCCATTCCGCTTGCCGGGTATACTTACCCTGGTGCTCAAATGGAATATTCCTACCGTCCGGGAGTAATTTAGTAGCATAAAACTCCCTCGCTTTAATATCAGTTCTTAACAACCTTAAAAGAGGAGCAGTAGCGGCATATTTATAAACGTCTCCATATTGAGAAATTACGATCCGTTTATATCTTTCCGGTAGGGTTTCAAACTCAATGAGTATATCATCACCTTTGCCCTGTCCGTGTACTAATATGTTACCCCGCCTCCTTAAACTGTTATAGGTATTTTCCGGAACAATTATCGGCACAAACTCACGCTTTTCCAGGCATATAATAGCTGTATTATCCAGGAATTTCATGGGATAGAGTTTTATAGGTTGACTAATTTTTTAATTTCTTGTATGAGGAGGCTTTCTTTATCAGCTATCAACGTAGCACTTACCCATATACGCTCACCTAGAATAGTATCACCGTTACGCTTTCCATTAAGCACGTACCTCACCATGCTCACGGAGCAGCCGGATACTGTGGCAACTTTCTCCAGGAAATTCATATGATGAGCATCTTTGTGCTCTACAATTTTTTGACGTTTCGTTTGTAAATCCTGTATTTTCGTTGTCATAGTGTAATAATCCAT